ATGGAAGCATGGAGGGATAAACTGGACAAACTCCTAGATGGTGAGTATAAGCTATTTGAGGAAGACTACAAGATTACTTATCCATGCGTTTTAAAGAGAGGAAGAAAAAGAATAAAAGGAAGAATAGATATGGATACGATAATTAATTTAGCAGCTGGAATAAAAGTAGGTTATATGAATAGGCGGACACTAATGTTGGATAAAAAACTATATTCAAAGACAGAAGGTAGATTATATAGATATTTTAGAGATATAGAAGAAATAGACAAGCTTGAAAACAGATGCATGGAACTAGAAAAAACAAAAGAAAGTTTAAGACAAGATATAAGAAATACAAATATAAGTATAGATGCAGAGTTAGGAATGGCTATAGGATATGAAGAAAAAGTTCAAGCATCCAATACTGGAATAAGTAGAGCAGAACAAGGGATTATAAAAGAAATAGAAAGAATGCAAAGAGAATGGAAACAAACAAGAAAACAGATATTAAAAAATCATGCAAGAATTAGAGAAATACAAAGACAAAATGCAGATATGAATTATTTATTTAGAAACATGGATACAGAATATAAGTTAATAGCAGAAATGAAGTACAAGGAAAAGTTAAGCTTAGAAAGAATAGGAGAAAGGCTATGTATAGATAAAAGTAATGTAAAAAGGAAAAAAGATAAAATAGTGAAGGATGCATCTAAATTTATATGAAAGTGCGCAACGAAAATGAAACAAAAACGCAACAAATTTATAATTAAGGTGTGTTATAATAGTAGTATAGAAATAGCAGGGTCTTATCGTACAAAGGGCAACTGCTAAAATAAAAAATAAATATATTTGTGTATGTGCTAAAAAGACACTTGATTAATTTCAAGTGTTTTTTATATTAAAGTAAATAGATTAATAAAAACATGCTTTTATTTAGTTTAAATTTAAATATCTAAAAAAGATTTAATATTTTTGTAAGATATAATAGAATTTGTAGGAACTTTATCCTTGATATGGTGAAAGATGTAATTATATAATATAGGTATCAAGAATAAGGGGGACAAAACAATGAAAAAGAAAATAGGTTTAATTATGAGCATGGTATTATTGTTTGTTTTTGTATTTAGTGGTATAAATAATACTTATGTTGCTCATGCGGAGGAAAATAATAAGTTTGTTATAGGAACAAATAATTTAAATAATACTCCTAAAAATAGTGCTAAGGTTGGAGATGTGCTTAAAGATCCTGAAGTAGGTTGGAAAAGATATGATGATAAGAATAGTAACCTTACTTATTTAAACGGTTATAAAGCAGATAATTCACCTTATTGGAATGGTACTTCTACAGTAATGAAGAACGGAGGAGAGGCTAAATTCAATTTTACTGGAAATAAATTACGTATTATTTCTTATAAATCTGACACGCAATCAATTTTAACTTTATATATAGATGGCAATTATATAGGAGATTTTAATGCTTATAAAGATGGTGATTATTCTGTAAAGGTATTAGCATTTGATGTTTCAAATTTACAGAATGGAGAACATTATGCTATATTAAAATATAGTGGAACTAATAAAATGATATCTTTAGATGCAATTGATATAGATGAAAATAGTGAATTAAAACCGTATAAAGAAAAGCAAGCAGTGAAAGCAGAATCAATAACTTTAGATAAAACATCTATGGAGCTATTAGAAGGTAGTTCAGATAAGCTAAATGCTAAAGTGTTACCTGAAGATGCTACCAATAAGAAAGTAGTATGGACATCAAGTGATGAAAAAATAGCTACAGTAGATAAAGACGGTAAAGTAACAGCTATAAAAGAAGGTAAAGCAACAATAACAGCTAAAGTAGAAGGTACTGATTTAACAGCTACTTGTAAAGTTAATGTTACTAAGAAAGTAGAAGAAAATAAAAATAATGCTATATTAAGTATATCTTTAGTAAATGGAGCTACAAAAGAATATGATGTAAGTATGCAGGAAGTAGAAAAGTTTATAAATTGGTTTGAGGAAAGATCTAATGGTAAAGGTCCATCATTATATTCATTTAATAAAAAGATTAATCCTTATAAATCAGTTAAAGAATATATAGTACATGATAAAATAGCATCTTTTGAAGTAAGAGAGTATGAAGGAACAAATAAATAGTTAAATATCAAAGAGCACTTAAGGAATATAAACCTTAGGTGCTTTTTACATACTTTTGGTGATTGATATTTTAGTTTCCATATTAAAAGTATAATTACTTGAGTTAAACATATAATACCTATATTGTATATTATAGTATAGGAGGAATTCTAAGTGTGGAAAAAAATAAAAAAAGCAGCTGATAAAGCAAGTGAAAAAGCAAAAGAAGCTTCTGAAGCTGCTAGAAAAAAAGCAGAAGAAGCTGCTGAAGCTGCTAAAAAAAGAGCAGAAGAAGAAGCCAAAGCTGCTGCAGAAGCAGCTGCAAAGGCAGCACGAAGAGCAGAAGAAGAAGCAAGAAAAGTAGCAGAAGAAGAATTAAAAAGACAAGCAGAGGCAGTAGCAGAAGCAGCTCGAAGAGCAGAAGAAGAAGCAAAGAAAGCAGCTAAAAGAGCAGAAGAAGAAGCAATATTAAGAGCAGAGCAAGCAGCTAAAGCGCTTCAAGAGGAAGCTAATAAATTAATTTCTGATAAGGTAAATAGTGCAATTGGTTCTTTTGTACAACAAGCAAAAGACATAGGGGATAATGCTCAAGAGTTAGCTAAACAAATAGAAGAAGTTCAGAAAGAACTTGAAAGTTTAAAAGAATTGGCTAATATAAATAAATTAAAGGAAAAAATATTGGAAAAAGCAGAGGAATTAAGTGAAGAATATCTTAAAAGTAAATTAGAACCTTTTCAAGAACAAATAAATTTAATAACAATTCCTGATGTAGAATTGAATTTAAGCGATACAACACTAAATATTGATTTATTAATTTATTTTTTACTCCCTGAAGATGAGGAAAAAGCATCTAGAGAGAGTGCTATTGCAACCATCACAACCAACTTGAAACAAAATATAACTAAATTAAAATTGCCTAATGTTTCAGCTAATCTTAATATAAACAAAGATGGAATTCAGGATGTTATTGAAAAGAGAATTGAAGAGGAAAAAAATAAACTAATACAAGCATTTTTTGCAACATTTTTTTCAGAATATGTTACTGTGTTTAATAAACTTAAGCAATATTTGCCAGAATTATAAAGTGTTTGAAGATAAATGCCAAGATAGTTCCTTCTAAAATATAATTTACATAAAAACTTAAAACTTAAGATAATTATATTAATAAAAAGGAGTAATATGATGAACCAAAAAAATTACTATATCGGAATGATTAAAGATGGAGAAGCACATGTAACTAAAATACCATTAAGTTTAAAGAGTACTTCTTTCATAGCAGATCCTATAGGTGCTGCACATTTTCCACTAAAAAAATTAGATGTTAGCTCATATGAAGGAAAAGCAGTAATAATATCAGATAATGGAGGATATCATGCTCGAGTGATTGAAACTCTTGGGGAGGAAGTTACAAAAGAATTAAAAGAAATATTTTCAGAAGAGGAAGATTAGTTATTAATTTAAGAAAAAAGAAATATAAATAATTAGCGTTACTATAAATTTATTTTGTAACATACTATAATTTGATACAATTACTAATTCAAGGTGTATGTACTAAAAGGCACTTGGAGCAGGTTTTTAATCTGTAATCCAGGTGCCTTTTACATACCTAGAATTGCCTAGGAGATTATATTCAGATTAAATAAAATATGGGAGGTGGGAGATTGAGGGTAGGGAAAATAATAGAAACACAACAACCAGGAATATATATAAAATTAAATAAAGATAAAAAACAGAATAAGAAAAAGTCTAGGAGAGGTAAGAAAGAGAACCTCTCCTTTTCTGATGTTATGAAATTAATGAAGCATGATAGTTATAAAAGGCATAGAGGGGCATTAAGACAGAAGTAATTGTTTAAACACTTAGATAATAATTATTGTCTTGCAATATATTATAAATACTTTTTACGACAGTTATATTAAAATCTATTTGGTAAAATATTGTTTAAATGGAGGAAATTATTACAATATAGCGAAGATTATATAATATAACAATAATTTATTATATGGAGGGTATTAATATGAAAAAATATAAGTATTTAAAAAGTGTACTAATGAGTTTTTTTATTTTTACTATATTTTTTATATGTAGTGAAGTTAAAGTACAAGCAATGAATAATACTGATCCTCAACTTGGTTCTGTGTTAAAAGAGGTTCAGGTAGGTGAACAAGTAAAGGCAATAGATAGCAGATATGGTTGGTGGTTAATTGTAGAGAATGGGAAACTAGCCTGGTGTAATGCAGGCCCAACATCATATTGGGACAAGAATACGGGGAATTTCCCAATATTATTGAGAATTAATCAAAAGATGAATATACATGAAGCACAGGTCGTATATAACTATAAGAAAGGACAGATTATACAAGTAATTAATGGTTCAGTAACTGGATGGTGGAAGGTTAAGACACCAGATGGATATTATGGATGGGTGAATAGTGCTAACACGAGTCGTAACAGTAGTGGTAAGTTGATTGCTAGTTCTAATGTGGGTGCTTATTTTACAGCAGATATTGCCCCATTACAACAGATTAAAGTGGTACAACCTGGTGAACAAATAAAAGCTATTGATTCAAGGACAGGTTGGTGGATGATTGCAGAAAATGACAGACTTGGATGGATAAGTGCAGGACCAACATCATATTGGGATAATAATACTAGTACATTCCCACTATTGTTAAAGGCTAATTCTAAATTAGCAGTTAATGAAGTTGGAATAATATATAATTATTCCAAGGGTAAAAAGATTACTGTAGTAGAAGGTTCAGTAGCTGGATGGTGGAAAGTTAAAACACCAAATGGATATTATGGATGGATAAATGCAAAACCAACACATTATGACTCTAATAAAAATTTAATAGCTAGTGAAAATTTACCTGTATATTTTTCAGGAAAAGAGCCAAGTAATTCAAATGAGCAATTATCTAAACAACAGTTAGTTTTAAGAGAGGCTTATAAACATTTAGGTAAACCTTATGTTACAGCAGGAAAAGGGCCAGATGCTTTTGATTGTTCTGGATTCACATCTTACGTATATAGACATGCCCTTGGAATAGAAATTGGTGGATGGACAGGTGCACAAATTAATTCTGGTAGAGAAGTATCTAGGGCAGATTTACAGCCAGGAGATTTAGTGTTTCCACATTCAAATCATGTAGGTATATATGTTGGAAATGGACAGATGATACACGCACCACAATCAGGCGATGTTGTAAAAGTAGCACCTATATATAAATTCTGGAGAGCAAGAAGAATAATAAATTAATAAAAAAGGGAACTTCTTATATGGAGTTCTCTTTTTCTATATCTAAAGGTGGAAGCATAAAGCAGAAAACATGATTTAAATAGGGTAAGATTACTTAAATATAATTATGTAAATTAAA